AGAGCCACCTTGTAGGAGCGTGTTTAAAGATGCATGGACGGTGCGTATGTGGAGTGTCCTCTTGTCTAGACCAGCGATCCACCCGCGCTCTGCTGCTTTGTTTACCTTGGTCTTGAGGTCTTGAAAGGACGATAGATTTAGGAAAAACCTGTCCATGATCTGCTGTCCCTCCGCTGCACCTTTCCCAATGATTGATCCTATCTTGGCAGCACCTGCACCGTACAGGAGAGCATAGATAAATGTCTTTGCCTGATCCCGGCTGGGTAGTTCTGCCAGCTGTTGGTTGTATGTGTGTATGTCACCGGAGACAACCTGTGTGGTGTAGTCCTCGTCCTTCATGTAGTGGCATAGCATTCTCAATTCAATTGACGATGCATCTATACCAACAAGAACTTTCTTGTCAGAGGGTACAGTCCAACAACCTCTGCACTCTGCACCGTAGGGTGAGTACACAGCTGGGACCTGCGCCATGTTAGGAGAGGCGTGAGCCATCCTCCCTGTGATCGTCTGGAGGGTCAGCACTCTACCGTGTACCCTGCCAGTCTTGGGGTTGATTGCCTCTAGCCAAGACTTTACCTGCGCTGCTCTCTTCTGTAGCATCAGGTATTCTGCCAGTACCTTTGCCTCGTCCATGTCTATGCTAGCAAGGGTGGTCTCGTCCACCACCACATTACCTTTCTCGGTGTGCTTCTCTGGCACCCACCCACGTTCCATCAAACGCTCTGCGATCTGCTTACGAGAGCCGGGGTTGAAGGGTTCATACTTGACCTTGGTCTTTAGCTGTATCTCTTTCGGCGGGAATATCTCCTGCATTTTCTCAGTGATCTCGGTAAGACGCTCAGAGAAATCTGCGCTCAGTGACATGGCTTTGAACTCGTCAAGGTAGAACCCGTTCACTTCCTGTCTTGAGGTGATGGCTTTGACCTGATGCTCAAGCCGGATGCTGTCCTTGCTAAATCTACCAGCCATGACAGAGGTGATGTGATGGTACAGTTTGACAGTGAGCCTGACATCGTTCATGCAATAGATGCCCATGTCCTCGGTGTACCCACGGTAGAAGTCTTCCTTCTCCATGTCCATCTTGGGAAACCTAAGTCTACCACCCCATGCCTCAAGAGAATTACCACCTTCTCGTCCCGGTTGCTCTAGCTGACAAAGAATGAGAATATCTGTAACCTGATCCACAGGTACACGTACCCCCCACAGGTTATCAAGAATAGGCAGATCGAACTGTAGAACATTAAATCCCAAAACTTCTTCGACATCTCGCATAAACTCCCTAAATTTAAGACGGTCACTTTCAAGAAAAAGACGGGTCTCTCCTGTGTCTATATCCTCTGTGCCTACGCACCAGATATGAGATGGATCAAACCCGTCTGTTTCTATGTCAAGACATATGCGTTTCATTCGGCTCCTCTATCTCGTCAATCGTTTCTAACTCTGGGTCTATATCAGGATCGTCGATCTGTGTCAAGCGTCCTGTGTCACGGTCATAGTGTAGGTGACAGGCTGGACCAGTGAGACCAGAGAAACGATTCTTAAGCACCCGGATCAGCGTGACGTTTCTCTTGTACAGGTCAGGGTCCTGTCCGTTACGCTCCAGACCCAGCACCATGTTACTCAGCTGACCTATGCCAGCGGTGCCGCGTAGTTCAGAGAGTGAAGTGTGACCACCCTCCTCATGTGGCTTGCCAGCGGGACGCTTGGAATGACTGACCATGCCCAGCCAGATGTCCAGTTCAATGGTCAGGGTCTTGAGCTTGGTGGCGATCTCGTCCAGTGCCTTGCGCTCATCACCTGCGCTCTGGTCACTGACAAGAATGGAGATGTGATCAAGGAAGATGTACCGACAGTCGCAGGAGTAGCGCATGTACCGTATGGTGTTGATGATGGTGTCAATGTCATTCGATCCAAACGAGTCGAAGAACACGTACCGTCCTGTGCCTAGGGTATCGGCAAAGGCATCGTCCCACTCCTCCTGCGTAAACTCTGTGGTGGGCAGGTGCAGAGGCTTACCAGCTGACAGGCTCATCATGCCCCGCGCAGCGTCCTCCAGTGGGTCCTCCAGAAACAATAGACCTATGTTGTCCTCGGTGTGCTGTTGTATGTGGTAGCTCAGTTCTCTAAGTACCTGCGTCTTGCCCATACCAGAGCCAGAGGTAATGGTCCACATTTCCCCTTTGCGAATACCGTAGGTCAGGTCCTGTAGTCCACTCCAAGGTAGCGCAAGACTTTCCGGCGTGGGTTGGTTGAGCAGTCGGTCTAGCAGGTCCTCGCCCCTGACAATGTTGGCAGGTGTGTACCGCTCTGCGCTAAACCACAGGTTTGTAAAGTCTTTGTGCTTGTTCTCCTTCAGATACTCGGAGGCGTCCTTCAGATGTAGCTTGACGATCTTGGCCTTGTTTGGAAAGAGCTTGGCCACAGAGGTGGCGGCGTTGATACCGTCCTCGTCATTGTCAAAGCAGATGGCAATGGTGTCGAAGCTGTCTAGGTATTTGTAATTCTGCTTACAGCTTTTGAAGGCGTTACCTGCACCGTTCTGAACGGACACAACAGGATACCTAGAACCCAGTAGCTGATAGCAGGACATTGCGTCTAGTTCTCCCTCGACAATGGTCACAGCCTTGGCAGAGCCAGCGCCGAAAAGATGCTGACCAAAGAGGGCGGCAGACTTTGACGATCCCTCCCAAAGGAAAGACTTACCCCTGCCTCTGACCTTGTTGGCAACGTGTATGCCAGATGTGTCATGGTATGGGTAGTAGTGGTTGATTTCTTTCCCTTGGTCATCGTGCTTGACACTAACACCAAAGAACTTAGCAGTGTCCTTGGTGATCTTACGATCAGGGATTTCTGATATAACACCAGAAGATAGATCAGTTGATTGTGTTAGTTCAGGACTTAGAGCATTCATCTGTGTTGGTTCTCCTTCATCATCTATTCCTAGTTCTTTGTTGGTGTACCATTTCTTATCACACTTACCAGAGAAACAGTAACCACCGTCCTTGTAGTAACTGAAAGCATCTGAACTGTCACCACATGGACAGGGTTGATGAGACTTTATCAAACCATCTTCAGGATTGTCAAACACTTTTTTATAATCCTTTCTAAATATATATTTATATAAATATTTATTATTATAATTTATATAAATATATTATAATTAACATTAGGGGAGAAAAGGGAAGTGACAGTGGCACAGGTTTAGACACAGTTATCCTATTGACAAGAACCACTACGGCACTCACCCTTTCTCTTCTTCTATCAATATCCCAGTGTCAGTAGCGCAATCAGACAACAGGCGGCGTAGAAGCCTACTACATAGTACATTTGCACCTCCTTGTCAACTCTTTTTCCAACGTCTTTATTCTTTTTTCAAGCTGATGCTTTTCGTATCGGTCAAACACTGTTGTGCCTACCGCTGCACCTGTGAGCAGGCCAGTACAACCTGACAAAAGAAATACAATCACGGGTAGTAGCGTCAGAGCTTTCAATGTACAGTCCACCATTCTGGTGTACGTGTGTACGCCCACTTTGCAAAGTATGCCTTCTCCCCTATGTAGTAGTTACGATAGGCTAGAACCGCATCATCTGGTACCTTGTACTGATCAGGCATACACTGTGGTGGCTGGGTGTACGCGCTGTCGTCTGTTATGGCAAGGGGTGGTGTCTTCAGTGCCTCTCGCAGCTTGGCATCTGTCTTGTGCACCTTGTTAAACCTGTGCGTGTACTCAGAGCAGAGGAACTTGAACAGGTGGTAGGTCCACTCATACTGTAGCAGTGATCCTCTGACCCACTTGGTGGAGGGGTGGTTGAGGTGAGCAGTCTTGTACATGCCCAGCTTGTCTGCTTTCTCGTCACCGTCAAGGGACCTGTGAGCGGTGCACAGCATCTGTGCTGTCTCTAGGATCATCTTGACGCAGTGCTTATCACAGTGCATCTCAGCGGCTGTGAGGGGGTCAGGGTGTAGGTAGAAGATGTTCATTAGTCTAGTTTCTCCTTC